TTTCATGAGTAGCCACCGCCAGCAGCTTTGTATTCTCTAACAAGTTGTCCACTTGCATAAGCACTAGGCCACTTCTTTACCCTAGCTTTTACTTTCGCTTTTATTCTTGCGTAAAGTTTTGGATTTGTAGGTTTAGCCATTAGCCGAATACATTAGAACCTGCTAAACGTGCTTTTACATTTTCCGTATAAGATACGTCTTTCTCCCAACGAGGATCAGACATAGCAGTTACTACTTCTTGTGTTGATCTAAATGGTGTAGGTCCACTAGCAGCAGGTCTACCTGAGTAAAGACTTGGTTCAACTCCCATAGCGTTATTGTATTGTGAATAGATACCTTGAACAGCCAACTTAATAGCAGGTCCATCTCCTGTATCAGTTAACTTATTAAACGCTTTAACATCATCAGCAGGTAGATTTTCTATAGCCCAAGAAACCATTTGCTGATAACTTTCATCTCCACCTACTGAGTCTCTAATACCTTGTGCATCTACTTCACCTGCCATACCAGCATTGCGTAGACCATCTAAATAAGTATCAACAATTTGTCTTGAGAAACCTGCATCTGTAAGTTTGCTGTAATCATCTTCAGAGATCTCATCATTTTCTGCAAAGCGATTTGATATATCTACTGGATCAATACCAACTTCTTCTAGTACAGAAGCAAGGCCATCTCCATAAAACTCTTCAGCATTAAATTCAGAATCGTTAGTTTCTGTTTCTTGTTCTTCTGTCTGTTCTTCTGCTGTACCTTCTGGTTCTTCTTTGGTTTGATCTATAGCACCAAGCTTACCTTCGAGTTCTTTGTAGCTTCCTACCAAATCCTCTACAGTTTTAAACTTGCCAGCATATAAACCATTGTCATCTTTTAAACCTTCCAAGTCATTAGCAGACATTGGTGGTGTCTCTGAAACATTTACTTGTGATGAAGTCATAGTGGTTTTCTTTTAACTATAGTGAATTGTACTGCCATGTCTAGTAGTGACATCACCAGACTTTTCGGGTA